CGATGGCGATGGCTATGGCTATGGCGATGGCGATGGCTATGGCGATGGCTATGGCTATGGCGATGGCGATGGCGATGGCTATGGCTATGGCTATGGCGATGGCGATGGCGCTACGAGCACAACATGACCGACTCCAAAACCGCCATCGTTCACGCGCCGAGCGAGACCACCGTGGTGCTCGACGGCATCACGCGCGCCGCGCTCGACCCGAACGTCGACGTGGAAAAGCTGGAGCGCCTGCTGGCGATTCAGCAAACGCTCCTCGCCGACCAACGGCGCACGGCGTTCCGCGCGGCGCTCGCTCGGCTTCAAGAGAAGCTCCCCCAGATTACGAAGCAGGGGACGATCCTCGACCGAGAAGGGAAGTCACGAAACCGTTTCGCGAAGATCGAAGACATCGACTCGGCGATCCGCCCCCTCTGCGCCGAAGAGGGCTTCTCGTTCTCGTTCGATAGCAAAGCGACCGGCGCGATGATCGAATTCACCGGGACCTTGCAGCACCGTGAAGGGCACGCCGAGACGAAGACGCTCACGCTCCCGATCGACAACGGCGCGGGCCGCAATGCGGTGCAAAGCGTCGGCTCAACGACGTCGTACGCGCGACGATATCTGCTCGGGATGCACTTGAACCTCGTGACCCGCGACGAGGACGACGATGGCATGGGCGGCAGCGGCGCCGAGCCGATCACCGCGGGGCAGGTGGCCGAGCTCCGTCGCTTGCTCGACGAGACTGGCGGCGACCCGGCAAGGTTTTTCAAGTGGCTCGGCGTCGAGAAGATCGAAGACGTTCGCCTGATGCAGTATGGGCGGGCGTTGAAATTCTTGGAGGAAAAGAAGCGGCGGATGGGAGGTGGCAAGTGACCATGGAGCAAGCGGAGAGAATCATCGCGGCGCTCAATGCCATCGCCAAAACAAACGAGCGCATCGCGGATGCGTTCGAGGCGCTGACATCGGACGGCGCCACCCTCGATCATGTCGTTGGACGGCTCGACGATATCGAAAACGCGATTCTTCAGGCCGGGGGGCGAACATGATCATTCACGACGTCATCCAGGGCTCCACCGAGTGGCTCGCTATCCGCGCTGGCATTCCGACGGCCAGCGCATTCGATCGCATCGTCACGCCGAAGGGCAAGCTGTCGACGCAGGCCGAGAAGTACATGCACCAACTTCTCGCAGAGAGAATGATGGGAAGGCCCGTGCTCCAGGTGCAAACCCACTGGATGGGCCGCGGCACCGCACTCGAAGGGGAGGCGGTGCTCTATTATGAGGGCGTGCGCGAGCTGGATACGACGGTCATCGGGTTCGTGACGAACGATGAGAAGACGATCGGCGCGAGCCCGGATCGATTCGTCGGCGAGGATGGGTTGCTCGAGATCAAGTGCCCGGCGGAGCATACGCACGTGGGGTACCTGCTTACGCGGGCGGTCGATGCGGAGTATTGGCCGCAGGTGCAAGGGCAGCTTTGGATCACGGGGCGGAAGTGGCTCGATATCGTCAGCTACCACCCGGAGATGCCAATCGCGATCGTGCGGGTCGAGCGGGATAACGATTACATCTCGTTGCTGGCGTATGCCGTAGGGGAGTTCTCGGTATCGCTGGAGCGGCAGGCTTCGGCGTTGAAAGAGAGAGGGTGGATAAAGTGAGCGCGGATGCTTATCGCGCACCGCCAAGGTCGAAGTTTATCCAGCTGGCGGTGCGTGAATACGACTTATACGCACTCGATGACGAGGGCACCGTCTGGCTCCATGTTCGTATGGGTTACGACAATGCCGGTCAGACGGTTTACAAGTGGCAACCCCTGAACATGGAGCGAATCACATGAGCCGCGAAAATCTCGAAGGCTGGTACGACTACGAATCGGTCTATCGCGAGGCCGTCGAGCAAGCCCCCAACTTCGCGACCTTCGTCGAGGTCGGCGTCGCGTTCGGCCGGTCGATCTCGCATCTCGCAGAGATGGCGATTCAGTGCACGAAGAAACTCCGCATCTTCGGCGTCGATCCGTGGGTCGACGATTGGGATTCGGATAAAGCCACGTGGGGAGCGAACCACGCGCCGATGGGCCGCGCGCTCGGTGGCCCGTTCAACGCCGTGGTCACGCGGATGCACGAGGAGTGTCCGCACTTGCTCGAGTACGTGAACCTCGTGCGAGCTCGGAGCGTGCAGGCCGCGCGGATGTTCGACGACGCGTCCGTGTTCTTCGTCTTCATCGACGGCTCACACCATTACGAGGACGTCGCCGCGGACCTTGAAGCGTGGGAGCGCAAGATCGTGCCGGGGGGCATCATCGCCGGCCATGACCATCACGCCGCGTTCCCCGGCGTCGTGCGGGCCGTCAGCGAGCGGTGGCAGGACAGAAAGACGGAGCAGAGGGGGCCATGCTTTTGGCGCCGCGTTGAGGCGCAGAAGAGTCCCGTCGCGCGGCTCGGTGATCCGGTGGTGGTCACGTGAGCCGGAGTCAGATCGATACGTTTATCTGGCAGGGTGAAGAGCCCGAGCGTGCGTGCACGCCTGACGTGCTCGGTGACGTCGACGTGCTCGTGCTCTGTCACGCGGAGCATGAGGAGCCTTGGGAGCGGTTCAAAAACCGAGGGCTGAGCGGCATCATCGAAGCCCCGTTTAGCGACGACTGCAAAACGCTCGATGAGCGTGGCCTGTCGCAAGCGATTCACGCGAGCTTCGCGGTGTGGCTCGCCGTGCGAAGTGAATCGCGTGTGCTCGTGACCTGTCACCGAGGCTTGAACCGGTCCGGGCTCGTCGTCGCGCTCGCATTGCGCGGCCTCAAAGGCTGGTCGGGCGCGAGAGCGTTGGAGTACGTGCGCTCGAAACGGCCGGGGGCGCTTTTCAATCCTGGATTCGCGGCGTACCTGACGTCATTGGAGGCACCATGAGCGACGAGGCTCACGACTTGCTTTGGAAGAGTTTCCTCGCTTACCTGCAGGACAAAGAGACGACGAGTGTGACAGGGCTTATCGACTCGGTCTCGTTCAGCGAATGGGCAACGTATCACATATCGAAGTGGCACCTTGATAGGGGCAGGCCGTGGCCACCTCAAGCGGGTGCATGGCCTGACGATGAAGATGGAGAGAAGCGATGAGCTACACCGAAATCCCCGGCTGGACCTGCAAACGCATCATCGAGCTTTACGACGAGGTCTGCGTCGAGAAAAAAACCGGCGTGTTCGTCGAGTGCGGCGTGGCGTATGGGAAGAGCCTCGCGTATCTCGCGTCGAAGGCGGACCCGGCGGTGGAGATTCTCGCCGTGGACGTGTGGCAGACGTTCCAAGGGCGGAATGGGCTCGACCCGGCGATCTACCGGAAGATTCGAAACTCTGGCTTTCAACAGCCAATGGCAGCGGCGCGCGTGCATGTTGACGACGCGCTTCGAGTCTCGTCTCCCAATGACTGGCCGTCGCGATGGGCTCGCATCGAATGGGTCCAAGCGAAGAGCGAGGACGTCCCCAAGTATCTCGACTTCGAAGTCGACTTCGTGTTTCTCGACGACCATCACGAATACGAATCGGTGCTCACCGAGATTCGCGCGTGGATGCCGAGATTGAAACCGGGCGGCATCCTGGCCGGCCATGACTGCAACTCGCATTACCCCGGCGTCGAGCGAGCAGTGCGTGATGCGCTCGGTGCGTGGGGGGTGCAGAGCCCGCCGGAGATTCGGCCGCCGCATCCCGACGAGAATGGGTGGGGGGGTTGCTGGGTTTGGCGCAAACCATGACCGCCACCCTCGCATTCGCAATTCCACACTGCCCATGGATCGAGTCGCGCGTCGAATCGTACGGGCGCCTCTTCGTCGCCACGCGCAACGGCCCGCAAGTCGCGTTCAAGTGCTTCGACGAGCGCGAGAGCAATCGCGTTTGGTCGCAGAAGCTTTTCCGCTGGGCGCTCGACACCGGCGCGAGTCACCTCTTACAGCTCCAAGACGACGCGATCGTCGCCCCAAATTTTTGGCCCGCGCTGCACGCGATGATCGAAGCGCAACCCGATCGCATTATCGGCCTCGAAGCCACGCACCCGCTGATACCCGTTCAGCACAAGGCCGGGCGTCGCTGGTATCGCGACTACTGGCTTATCGGCGTGGGGTATGTGTTCCCGCGCGCGCTGCTCGTCGAATACGTCGCGTGGTGCGAGGCGAATCCTGAGCGCGTGGCGAAGACGAATGAGGATTCGCTCATCTCGGAATGGGCTTACGAGAAGAAGGTCCCGATCTGGCATCCGATACCCACGGTTTTGGATCATGACCTCGGCGTCCCATCGACGTACGGGAACGACGCGCATCACGAGTACTCGATGTACCGGCGACCGCTCGTCACGTGGAGAGACGTGCCGAGCCTCGAAGCGCTCGAAGATGCCGATTATTGGCGGTGCACCGAAGAGAGCGCGCCGTTGCTTCCGGGGCCGGGCACCAGTCTTTGCTGGTACTGCGCAATCGCCGACGGAAAGCTCACGAGCGCGAAGACCGGGGCTCGCCTCTGCAAACAATGCTTGGCCGATATGCTCGGGCATATCCTGAATAGGTATTAGCGATGAACATTCGACTACTCCGCGGTCAGGTCGTGGTGAGGGAGAACCTCACCGCCGATACAGACCACTACCGCCACATCGTCATCCCGAACGTGAGCGATGCTGAGAAGTACGACGCCGACGCGCGGCAACGGGCTCGCAAGTGGCACCGCGGCACCGTGCTCGCGATGGGGGCTCCGATGCTGTCGAAGACCGGGGCGGAGATCGCGCCGGAATTCAAGGTCGGCGACGAGGTGGTCTTCCACTGGCAGCACCGCGAGAAGTCTTGGACGCGTGAGTGGAGCGACGGGTTGCCGGCTTGTTGGGTGCCGCAGGCGTTCGTTGATGCCGTGCTTGAAGCCGAGGACGAGCCCGTGTACCTACTCGAAGCCGACCCGGAAGCGTTCGGCGAATTCAAGAAAGCGTTCGATGCGGCCAACGCGTCGATAATGACGATGGTCCTACCACCAGACGCTGAGCTAAAGATGCTCGAAGCTCAATGCGTGATAGCGAAGTGCGTCCGATGCGGCGTCCACCCGCAAGAGCCTGATGCGTTCGGTCTCTGTCACGCTTGCGACAACGAAGAGGGCGTCGCCATATGACCGCCCCCAAGCTCGTCATCGCCATCTCCGTCGACGGCGAATACCCCTCCGCGCCGATCTGCATCGGCACCGCCCATCAGCTCTACTCGATGCCATTCACGATGGTGCGAGTGTTCTCCGAAGACGTCGTGCGCGCGCGAAACCGGCTCGCGCAAACGGTGCTCGACACCACCGACGCGACGCACGTTCTCTGGTGGGATACGGATACGTTCGTTCCCGACGTGCAAGGCACGCTCGACGCGATGCTCGCGAGCGGGCACGACGTGATCGGGGCGGCGTATCCTCGGAAGCGAAAGCCGCGGGCGACGGTGGGGGTACCTCTCGCTGGCGCAAAACCGGTCAACGGCATCGTCGAGATGAGCGCGATCGGGTTTGGGTTCACGCTCACGTCGAGGGCTGCGCTGACCTACGTGGGACAGTTCGCGGATGATTATATCGACGTTCTCAGCAACGGCGAGCGGGTCACCACGGCGAATAGCTTCGGGCTCGCTTATCGGCACCTATTGGGCGATAACGGATTATGCGAATGTGAGCAGCCCTGTAATGGCAATGTCGAACTCGTGAGCGAGGATTATTCATGGTGCTTACGATGGCGTAAACTAGGCAAGAAAGTGTTCATGCTGATGCCGCCATCGCCTCTTCAACATATGGGGATGCACTCGTACGAATGAGATGGCCACTTCGGACTATCGATGAGCGTTTTTGGGAAAAGGTGCTCATCGATGATGGTTGCTGGCTGTGGACGGGCGCCGTCCAGCAAGGCGGGTATGGCACATTCAGCATCGACGGAAAGCGTAAGACACTAGCGGCAAGGTACGCGCTAACGACGACGCTTCAATGCTCTCTGCTGCCTGGTGTCGACGCGTGCCATTCTTGCGATCAGAGGCGATGCGTGCGCCCTTCACACCTGTTTCCAGGAACACGTCGTGAGAACGTTTGGGATGCTCAGGCCAAGGGGAGACGGTGGGGTCGTGCGCGGACCACCAACCGTAAGCGGCCTTACGAGCTTACAGCCCCGGATAAGCCTTCCCAAACGTCTTCACCTGCGCCCCCACCGCGCCGCCCATGAGCCCATCGGCGAGCGATACGAGGCCGTCGATCTCGTCATCATCGCGCCCCTTTTCGTGACCGCGGAATATCGACACGCGGCGAAGGAACGGCGGTACCCAGGTCGCGCCGTGCGGGACGAAGATGTCTCCGTTATTCCAGCGCCGGATCGTTCGCTGAGCCCGCACGAGCTTATTGTAGCGGGCGCGCATGACCGCGATCGGGATGCCGGCTTGTCGCAGGAGCTTCGCCGTCCCGATCTCCGGACCGCTCATATACGAGAACATCGGCGCCCACCCGTACGTTTCGAGGTCGGCTCGAAGCGTCTGCTCGACGAGCGTGGTCTCGAGCTTGTGGCGAACGACGTGCAACAGGTAGAGCCGCGGCCCGTACGCGCGAGCGGCTACGCGGGCGAACCAATCGGAGCCGTCTTCGAGCGAGAACGCCATATCGATCCCGTGACCGACACGGAAGCTCCCCCAATTCGGAAGCTCCGTGTAATAGGTCGCCGGGCCGAAGTGGTCCGTCCCGAGGGGCTTCGGCTCGCCCATGAATTGCGACCACCAGAGGCGCTCGGTGGGATCGGCTTCGGCGAGCTCGGCGCGGATCTGTTTGAGTCGTTCGAGCGAGACGACTTCCGGGGCGAACGCGCGTTCGGCCTCGATGCCCTCGTCGATGACGGCGGGCTGATGCACGTACCGCCACTGGACCGCGCTTCGATGGAGGCGGCGCCCGATCGGATCGTCGGGATGCCAGCGCGACATGACCATGAGCACGGGGCCGGGTCGGCCACGGCGGATGCACCGTGCGGTGTAGTGCACGATCGTGGCGTCTACGCGATCGCGTACGGCGGGGTCTTCGGCGGTGTGCTCGTCGAGCGGGTCGTCGACGATCAGAACGTGGCAGTCGAGACCGAGGCGTGACTGCGCCGCGGACATGACGACGACGCCGCCCCCCTTATCGTTGCTCCAGTCTTCGATCGTGTCGTAACCGCGCGTGGGACCGACGCCGGCTTCGGTCGCGAGCTCGCGAATGCGCTTGCCTCGCTTCTGCGCCGCGACGAGCGAGTGCGTTAGGAAGATGATCCGCCGCGTGGGATCGCGCAGCAGGATGCGAACGATGCCGTGGAGCGTCGTTTCGGTCTTGTAGTGGCGGATGGGGATATCGCAGAGGGCGCGGAGCGGGTACGCGAGCTCGCCGGGCTCGGCCGCGGTCTCGAGGATGTCGACCCAATCGCGCAGGTGCCAAGGCTCCTGATGTTCCGGCGAGAGCGCCGGCACGAGCTGCATAAGCGGCAGCGGCGCGAAGTCTGTCATCGTCGATCGATGCTCGCCGCGGGCGTCGTCATCTCGATGTGCGCGGCCTTGAGCCCATCGACGAGCAACCGACGGGCGAGCGTCGCGGGTTTCTCACCGCGAAGGATCGCAATCCGTTCGAGCTCGGAATGCTCGGTCGTCGAGAGCCGCATCGTCACCCTGAGGAATCGGTCATCGGTACCCATTGTCTGCCAATGTTGACACGGAAAGCGTATGCGTGACACTTTCTCAAGTGCAAAGTACAAGGAGAATTGACAATGGCCCGACTCGAGATGTCTGAGGAGCAGTTCAACGCGGCCATTGCGGCAGCAGCGACGAGCGCGGCGCAAGCGGCCGTCGCGGCGGTGCTCGCCCAGCAAGCCGCGACCCCGGCCGCCGTCGCCGCGCCGGTGCAAAACCGCGGACCGATGAACATCGAAGACTTCCCCGGCCAATACGCGACGATCATGCGCGAGGCTCGCCAGCGTGTCGCGGTCGGCGACCCTGAGCCGGTGCCGTGCCGCGGTGAGATGGGCGCGACGTTCATCGCTCAGATCAACAAGGATGGCGTCGTCGTCGCACTGCTCGATTACAAAGAGCCGGAGGCGTCGCGTATCCACGAGAACGCCGGCGGCCACGTACCGAACGGCTCACCGATTTACGAGGATGCCGGCGGCCGGCAGGTGCTCACCGTCCACTACAAGCAATGGCGGTACGAGACGTACTGGCTCGCCGATCTCCGCTATTTCGTGGGGAAGCCGATCGCGCAGCGGAAGCACCTCATTATCAAGCCCGAGCCCATCGCTGAGGTTGCGGCCGAATGAACACGACTGCGCGCCCGCGTCTTCGACGGAGCGCCGACACGACGCCTCCAGGTTACCCGCCTGAGGGCGTCGGCGACTCGCTCGAAGACCTCGCGCGCAGGCACACGAAGAATTTCGAAGACGCCGCGAAGGACCCGGCGTTCGCTGCGCCGATCGCGACGCCCGACGCGAGCACCCGCGCGCGCGCGAAGCTCGTCTATCGCGATCTCCCGCTCGTCACGATTCAGAACACGTGGAGCATCGAGCAGGCCCGCGGCGCGCTCTACGCGATGATGCACGGACAATTCGACATGTCCGGCATGCTCTGCGATGCGGTGCTCGGGGATGATCGCGTGGCCGCCACTCTCAACTCGCGAGCAACGGCGCTCTTCGGTCGCGAGGTGCGGTTCAGGGCCGCGAACGACTCCGCGGCGGCAAAGGAATGCCTCATCGCGTGGCAAGGGGCATGGCCGGGTCTCTCGGGTCCGTCGGCGTTTCGCGAGATTCAAGACTACTCGTGCATGATGGGCGACGGGCCCGCGCAGCTGCTTTGGGACACGACGCGGCCGGTTTGGAATCCGTCGCTCAGGCCCTGGCATAATCGATTCACCTATTACGACTGGGACCTTCGCAAGTTTATCGCGCTTGGCAGTGACGGGACGATGCCGATCCTTCCGGGGAACGGTAAGTGGTTCATGCACTCGCCGTATGGCTCGTACCGCGGATGGGTGCGCGGAGCGCTCCGCGCGGTCACCGAGCCTTGGATGCTTCGTCACTTCGGCTTCAGGGATATGGCGCGCTTTGCCGAGGTGCACGGGCAACCGACGCGCGTCGGCAAGCTCCCCGCGCTCGCGACGCCCGAGGACCGTGCCTCGTTCGAGCAGTCGATCGCTCAGATCGGCGCGAACACCGCCATGATCCTGCCTCAGGGCATGGATGCGATGGACGATGGCGGCTACGAGTACATGCTCGTCGAGGCCACCGATACCGCGTGGGAAGTGTTTCCGGGCCAGATCGACCGTTGCGACATGGCGATCGTGCTCGCGATCCTCATGGTGAACCTCACCACCGAGGTCACCGGCGGCAGTTTCGCGGCAACCAAGAGCCACATGGATGTGCGGCAGGGCGGTACCGCATTCGATAACCGCGCGTGGATGTTTTCGATCTACACGCAGATCGCGCGAGTGTTCGCGTTCCTCAACTTCGGCGACGCGGATCTCGCGCCTTGGACGTTCTGGGATGTCACCGCGCGCGAGGACTACGAGGCGAACGCTCGCCAGTTTCAAGCCTTCGGTACCGCCATTGAGGTCATGGCGCGTGGCGGATTGAAATTCACGAATGCCGACGAACTACGTCAATTCGCGTCTGACGTGTTTGGGCTTTATCACTTGCCGTCATTCACGATTGGAGACCCCGTCGCCGCGGGGGGGGGGCGCAGGTAAATGACCGTCCAAACGAAGCGACCGATCAAGCCGTATGAGCGGCTCGCGATTCTGCCCGAGGCCATCCAAGGCGGGAACCGTCGCGCGCAATGGTGGGATTCGTACGTCACCGTTCCGTATAACGCGATGATGGGCACGGTGGCGGTGGTGTCGATTCGCGGCGCACTCGATCACCATCCGGGATGGGGCTGCGATTCGTACGACGCGATCATTCACCGGACGAAGCTCGCGCTTGCGGGCGAGGACGACCGGCCGAAGTGGATGCGGGCCGTGCTCACCGAAGAGGAGGAGTCCGTCACCGCGCCGACGAAGCCGACCGCCGTGGTGCTCCGCATCGACTCGCCCGGCGGCGTCGTTTCGGGCCTCAATGAATGCGTGTTCGCACTTCGCAAGATGGCCGCGGATGCAGGCATCCCTCTCATTGCGTACGCCGACGAGCTCGCAGCCTCGGCCGCCTATGCACTTTGCTGCGCCTGCGAGGACATCGTTGCACCGCCAAGCGCAATCCTCGGCTCCATCGGCGTTATCTCGACGCTCTACGATCAGGTCGCGGCGGACGAGAAGATGGGGCTCAACGTCGTCACGCTCACGAGCGGCGCACGTAAGAGCGACGGCCATCCGCACGTCGCGATCTCGCAGGGGGCGATCGACGCGGAGCAGGCACGCGTCGACAAGATGGCGATGCAATTCTTCCGCATCGTCGCCGACGCTCGCAGTCTGCCGGTGGCGGACATTCGCCGCTTTGAAGCGGGTATCTTCCTCGGAAGCGAGGCCGTCAAATCGGGTGTCTCCGACGCCGTGATGGGTTTTGACGCGCTCGTTCAATTGTTGAATTCGGATACGTACAAACAGAATTCTATTGCCGACCGCTCAAAGAGTCGGTCAACCTCAAACGCAAAAGCGGAGACGACGGCTATGAGCAAGATCGCATTGACCAACCAGATCGCCAAGGCCGAGGCCGCGCTCAAGAAAGAGACGGACCCGGCGAAGAAGAAGGCGCTCGCGAAGGCGATCGATGCCTCCCGCGTCGCCCTTGCCGCTCTCTCTGCATCGCAGAACGCGATGAAGAAGACGAAGATCAAATACGAAGAGAGCTCCGAAGAGGAGTCCGCCGAAGAGGAAGAGGCGGCCGAAGAGGAAGCCGCGGAAGAGTCTTCGGAGGAAGAGGCGGGCGGCAACGAGACCGACCGCGACGAGTCGACTGAAGACGACGACGACGACGACTCGGATGACGACGATGACGATGACAAGCCGGCCAAAGAGAAGTCGGCGAAGGCCGCTCTCGCGCTGCTCGAACGTACGACGGGTCGCAAGGGCGCAGGCGCGATCGCGGCCATGGAGTCTCGCCTCGCGCGCCTCGAGCAGGTCGATCAGCGTTTGGCGGTGGTCGAGAAGGACCGCGCGAAGGAGGCGAAAGAGCACCGCATCTCGGCGGCGCTCGCTTCGCGCGAGATCTCTCCGCACGAAGCGAAGACCCTCCGCGCGAAATCGGCCTCGTACGTCAAAGAGTACATCGCCGACCGCAAAGGCAAGCGTGTCGTGATGGGCGATGATGACGAAACCGTCATCCGTCCCGCGGCCAGCGGGGCGAACATGGACAAGCTTCCCCCCGAGGCCGAAGAGGCGATCCGCCAAGGTCTCTCGGCGCTCGGCGCGCTCTCGAAGGACGAGCGCGCGAAGGTGGAGGCCGACCTCCGCACCGCGCATCTCAAGGCTCACAAAGAACGCATGATGGCGGGCCTGAACGGCGCCGCGGGAAGGATCTAAGTCGATGGCCGTCACCTCCGATCAACTCTATCGGCGCGTCGGCGCCGAAGGAGTCCACCAGCCGATTGCCGCGGGCCTTGGGTCCGGGGTGACGGTGTATCGCAACACGATCGCGCTCCTCGACGGGACGACGCGGTACCTCAAAAACGCGGACACTCCGGCCGCAACGGACGTGGTCACCGGGATGATCGGCGGCGTCGCGGGCGGCACCACCGTCGACACCGCGCTGGGGATCACCGGCGG